GACAACCGACCCGTATAGCACTCCGAAACTTCCTCCCACGGTAGAAGAAGCTCCTCGGGCTGATTCGTGGGAATGGGACTTACCCCTTGGACCTAGAGAAAATATCCCAAGGTATATTCCACCATACACAAAGGGACTTGGTCCTTACTATGAAGGTTCGCCTAAATATGATATAGGGGCTCCATTTTATGACAAGACACCAATAGAACAAGACCCAGATACTTACCACCCACGGAAAACTATCCCCGACCACCGTCCTGGGCAGCGGGTGAAAATAAACCCAGATTGGTATCCACCCCTTGATCCAAAGCTGCATTTCCCTGGGGGGTACCAACCCGGCTATCACCGTCCAGGGGTATACTTGGATGATAATAGATACAACTCGCAGGGCGATCCAGTCCCCCCACCAATAACCTAATGATAAAATGCAGTGAATGTGGTTCCCAAGAAACTTTTATAATCCGCTCAACATTTGGCGGAGTCGAAATGCCACCCAAGGTAGTCTGTAGAGATTGCCATAACAACCAAGCCCTTATGCCCGAAGACCGAAAACCCCCGCCTTCTCATTATGCCCAAGGTAAACTCCAGCCATGGGATGTCATCAAAGACTGGAATCTAGATTTTTGGCAAGGCAATGTAATAAAATACATGTGTCGAGTTGGAAAAAAAGAGTCTGAGCATCCTCGTAAAGAGTATGAGAAGATGATAGATTACATCGAAGAATGCATGAGGCAACTTGATGGATGATGAAGGAACAAAGAAGATAATGGAAAACATTCTTAAGGCTAACGATATTGTCATTAATATGGTTAAGGATACAAGGATGTTGCTGCTAGGATTAAAGCACGATTCAGCAGAAGAGTTCACAAATGCATTGAGACATGTAGAGGCAACTAGAAACTGTGTAAAAAAGGCAATGGGGGCAAAAAAACGTGGCAGATCCAAGGATACATCTAGCTGACCTGAGATATGCATTGGCAGCACTAGAATCAGCAACAGAATTACTACACTGTAATGAAAACCATGAGGATAAGAGGTTTGCAACATTTTGTGTAAGCACCTCTAGGGATGCAGGACAGGTTGCTAAAAGATTAAGAAAAAAAGTTTTAAGCATGGAAAAATAGTTGACACCAATTTACGTTATCGGTATATTTAATAGTGCCTCCAACGGCTTCTTCCACCACACTGGAAGTCGTTAACTGAAGGGTTAGTATCCTCTACTAGCCCTTCTTTTTTTATATAATCACAAAACTACTGTTTCCTTTTCTAGCATGTTTTGTGTAGGATTAACAACATAAGGAGAGCGAAATGAAAAAGCGTTTTATTATACCCCATACCCGCCGCCGTGCCATGATCCGAAGTCGTGATGCGGAAGCCCATGTTCTAGTGGCAGATACTTTGAAAAGCCTAGGATTTGAGCCAGTAGGACTACCCAAGTTCCTAGCACATATGTTATTTTGGTGGAGAAAGCCAAAGAACAAATAGGGTAGGCGGAAACGGATTTCGCATCACATGGATTGTAACTAACCCCAGACATTAAGGAACCAGCAATGGCAACCGATATTAGCGAAGACATGGAAGTGTCAGCAGACGAACCAGTAGAAACAATAGAAGATTCCGTAGTAGATGACGGGGCCTCCCAAGTACCGGTAGAGGCAGCTGAGGAAACATACTCTGATTCAGCGGGACCATCTCTTTCCCAGCAGGTTTCCGAATTAGGATTCACAGACGTAGCTGATGACGCAGATGCTCGCTACAGACTGCTTGAACATTACCAGCAGTTGCAAGATGCTAATAATCAATGGTCAGAATATAATCAACAACAGCAACAGCAGTATCAACAGTACCAGCAACAAAAGCAGCAACAGCAACAGTACCGTCAGCAGCAGTACCAGCAACAGCAATACAATGCTCAACAACAGGCTCTCCAGCAACAAGCTCAGCCAGAAGCACCAACTGGTCCAGTGCAAGATATTACTGGAGTTGCCCATTGGTGGAATCCTCCAGGTACTACCTTAGAGGAACTAGAGCAGCACAGAGAAAACAGAGTCCACCCAGAAACGGGTGAGATATATACTGACTGGAAAGAGGGTACTCCCGCTGAAGTTATTAGTGGCGCAGAAACCCATGTCGGTTATTTGGAACAGTGGGCTAATGATATTATTAGAAACCCACAGAAGGTCTTGCCCAATATAATTGAGCAGGAATTTGATAAGCTCTTTGCAGATCGATACAGTGCGTTGATTGCCTATAACAATCAGCAAACTGCCCAGACGCAACAGCAGCAGTATCAGCAACAGTATGGTCAATACAAAGAGCAAACAATTCAGGACATTACGTCCCGAAATGCGGACTGGTTATATCAAGCCAATCCGATGGACAACCAACCACTTCGTGACAATTTCGGACAATTGGTATTATCACCACAAGGCGAAGCTGTTACAAAGTATATTAACTATTTTCGTGGCATGGGAATTGACGACCCAGCCAAGTTATGGGACCTAGCTACACGGATGTACTCAGGGGATATTTCTACTGCCGAACCCCAAGTTCAGCAGCAGCAGGTAGGGCATGTACAACAACAGGTGCAACAGCCGCCAGTCGGGGACACTCTTCGACAAGCGACTCATATACCATCTGCTGGAGGAAGTGTTCCATCTGGGTCAAACCCAAGCCCTTATAGTCAGAACCCACACGCAAGTGCGGGTGATAAGTTACGTCAACAAGCGTTGACGGACGGTTTGTTTTAGGGTTTTTTTTGAAAGGGTTTTAAAGTGGCATATAAAGGCTTTAACCCAGTCGCATTCTCCCGAACAGCTGCAACAACTCTGGCGAAGCACATCCGTGAAGTTGAAGAGGTAATGCTCCGAAACTATCAGATGGGTGCGCTCCTAGAAGCCGCTGGTCGTGTGAATTACAATAACTCTGGTGAGGGCTTCGACTGGCCTGTACAGTATCGACTACATAACGTAGAAGGTAACACCGGAGAAACGCAGCGAAACTTTACTCGCCGCAATTTGTGGAAGACAGCGAACATGGAATATCGTGGCTACCAAGCTACAGATTCTATGTACTATCGTGAATTCCGTAGTAACAAGGGACCGGAAGGCGTAGTCAAAGTATTTGAAAACTTTGTCGAACGTCTAGAAACGTCTATTACTCAAGTACTTGGAAGCGAGTACTATGTTGATGGTTCTGCCTCTGGCAACGAATCGTCTTGGCATGGTATCGAATCCTTGTTCTCTGTTAATGGTACTTTGAATATCGCCTCTGGTGCTCAACGTACAGCCAATGCAGCTGACCAAGTAGGTTATCCTAATGATACCTATGCTGGTCTTAGTACTGCTCTTGGTAACTACGGCGGAGAAAATGAAAGTGGGCTATATTGGCCAAACGGTATTGCTGACCCAGAATTTGATTTCTGGAGTCCTCTAGTTGTAAACTATACGTCTTCCGCCTTTGGTGGTACGTCGGATACGTTTGCTAAACAGGGCGACGAAGCAATGCGTTATGCTATTATTCATGCCCAACGTAACACTAGCAAAGACGGACAGATAACGAACATCTTCTTAGATCGTTCGTTATACATGGACCTTCTAAACCTGATTGATGACAAGGAACGAATCCAAATTTCCAGTGAGCACAGCTTACGGGCACTTGGTTTCAAAAATGTCCTCAACTTTGACGGTATTGAAGTTTCATGGGAAGCTGCTGTACCTGCTGGTGTTGGTTATGGTGTTAATTATGATTGCATGGAATTGAAGTCGATGGACAGTTCGCTACTACGTAGTGAAGGTCCTGAGTATGATATTCACTCTCAATCGTTTAATGCTGTTGTATCAACGCTGTCTAACTTGAAGTTCAGTTCCCCACGGAACTTCTTCAAACTAGCAGCATTAGCATAGTCTCTTTTTAAGAAAGGAATTAAAAGATGATTCATGTAGATCCTCCTTTTGACTTAGGGGAAACCCTAAAAGGGACAGACGATGACAGTAACCTTATCAATACCCATTGGGA